ACCGTACTGGTGCGCATCATTGTCAAACTCGAATTCAGATCCTTCACCCTCCACTTTCATGACCACGCCGGTTTCTTCCTGACGGATCAGGGATTTGATGGCAGCATCGGTCCGGAAAATGGCAAACTTACTCGCCCAGGTGGAACCCAGCCGGGCATTGACTGCAAAATCCAGCCGGAACTTATTTTGAAGGGCATTCAGGACTGTCTGTGTTTCAGCCACCTGCGCCGGGGTCTGGATGGCCTGCATGACCACATTCATGAGCGCCACCGGGCACATGACAAGAAACTGTGACGCGTCTTCATTCATGGGCTGCCCTTTATCGTCCAGGAACCCAACAATAGCCTGAATACCCGCCGCAATGGACGCCTGCATTTCTGCAACTGCCGGGAGAGTGATTGTGCCGTGGGTAGCTGCCGGATATCCGCTGATATCTGCGCTGATACTGTTGGACTGGGACCCGGAAGAGCCTTCGGCATGATCCGTGTCAAAATAGTATTGGCCGTCATAACAGGTGGCGGCTTCACCCCCCACAATCAGATCTGTCAACAGCTTGGCCCAGTGAGCATTTGCTCTTCTGGCCATTTCCTGGATTCTGACCGTAATCTGACCGGTTTTGTCACGTCTCAAATCTTTTTTGAGCAATTCCATGGTCGCTTCATAATGGACGTTCTTGATTTGCAGACTGTTTTCCTTGATGCCGTTCGTCTGCCGACCGCCCACCCATTCACGCATCATGGGACTCATGCCCAGCCAGGCATACTCTTCAATGCCCTGGTCAGAGGTAAAATAGTTTGACACACCGTTTATCCACGCTGCGCCTTCATCCTGGGCCAATGCTTTATAAAAAGACCCTACCACTTGCCGTTCTGTAATTAGGTTTGCACCCATGTTAAAATCTCCTTATCCTTCTGTTGCCCAGGTTCCGTGCAATGACTCCACAAAAGGTCCATCTGCATGGCCCAATCGAAGCGTCGCAAAATCTCCCCTGCGTGCGGTTGCTTTGGTATTGATCAAATCCTTGTTGTCTGTGCCTGCGATGTTGGGTCCCATGATCTTGTCTGCTGCCACCGGATCAATGGAAATCTGAACCGTTCCGAAAGGCCCGACATTCAGGAAGCCACAGGTGATAGAAACTGCTGTTGCTGGAAGCGTGATAACAGAATCAACGGAAACGCAAAACAGCTTGCTGGAATCCTGGACATCCAGGGTCAATGTTGCTGCTGCCAGGGATTCACGGAACCAACCGGCCCATGGATCTTTGAGTTGGGCGACATCGAACTCCACCACCACATATCCGGATGACTCGAACCGACGGACAAAACCGACGAAAACGGCACTGGCCGGGTTAAAGGTAAAGGCATTGTCATCGGTTGCATACACTGGATTGCCAACGTCTGTCAGCACTGCACCCGTAATCGGCAAAACGACCGCGCCGGAATTCACCACCCGGACGTTAATGGCGGAAGCCGCACCGGATGCATTGTCCGCCTTTTTTTCCGCGAACCCGACAAATTTATCAGCGGCATTCAGCGGCCTGGCAAGTCCTGTGCCGGCAACAAGACCGACGGCAGCGCCTTCATAAATAATATCTGACGCGATAACCGGGAACTCGTTTCTTTCCCCGATCTCAAACAATCTGGGGGTATCTACTGCAAGAGTTGTCATGTTTATTCCTCCTTATTCTTCAGGACTCGAACCAGCCCTTTTTTGTTGGCAGATTGATAGGCGGAATAGGTGTCAAAATCCCCAAATTCCTCAACCAGTGCATCATCAGACGCAAAGGATTCCTTTGTGTGGACGACTGTCTTTTTTTCAGGTGTTTCTTTTGGCACAACATGGGCGACAGGTGCGATTGCATCTGCCTGTAATGCCTGGACAGCAGCGCCACGGATTTTCTTTTCTGCCTGTAATACTTGAACAGCCGCTTCCGGGCCGCTTGTTTTTCCATCGTACATCAGGTTTGTGATCAGGCTTTCATGGCCGGCCATCAATTGCTCGGAGACCGCCTTAATCCTCATTCTCTCTGATTCGGCACCTGCGGCCAACCCTTCGGCTTTTGCAGCCTCCCGGATCTGACTCAACAGCTCAGGTGCATCCTTTGCCAGTTCTTCCAAAGTTACTTTCATTTTTACACTCCTTTTATGATCTGCACCGTCCAGCCCTATTGCCGCCGGAGCCTTTTCCTCAAAATTTGAAAACACCGAAACACTGGTTCTGCCATCCGCGCCCAGGGGAACAAAGGACACTTCCAGCACTTCTGATTCCAGCCATACTTCAGCCGGGCCATGCAGTGTTTTTCCATTGACTTCCATTTTGCCGCCGTCCTCGATGGACATAATTTTTAATGGCCGGACGCCGATGGATGCCTGCCACGGAAATCCTTCTCCTGCCAGGGCAGAAACTTCTTTTGCCGTGTCGGTCACACCGGAAAATTTTCCAGACACAAAAAAGCTGGAGTCTTTCCAGTTTTTATTGGAATACCCGACAATCAGAGAGGATGTGTGATCCCGGAGAATCGGCATATTCTTTTTGGCCTTCATGCCGTCAACCGACACTGCCAGTTTTCCCCAGTACCGATCCACGACTTCGCCGGTATATGCCTCAATGACAAATTCGCCTTTTTTTTCTTCCTCAGACGCAAACTGCACCGGCGCCAACAAAGAAAACGATGTGCATTGGGCATCTTTTAAATCAATTGTCTTTTCCATCTTCCTCCTCCTTATCATCCGGCTTGTCATCTGCTGGCTGACTGGGTTGTGATTGTTGCGGGTCTTCAATAAGCCCGGCTTCAAGCCTCATTTTTCTTTCTTTGGCCTGTTGTTTGTGGTTTCGCTCCCAGTCCTGGCCGGTTAATTCGGCGGTTTCATGGGCCAGGGTGGACAGGCCGCTGTCAATCCGGGCAATGGCGGCATCCACTTCGTTCTGTTCATTGATCTGACCCTTGGCAGGACCTACCCATGCACAGCCGCAATAGGCTTTCCGGATACCGGGATCTGCAAAAAAACCAGGGCAGGCGATGCGCCCGGAGGCCACCACCTCATACATCCAGATTTCAAACACGATCTGTAAAAAATTATCTGCCAGCCATTGGCGTTCGCTTCGGACATAATTCCAGAACTCCAGAAGAGCGGCACGGGCAGCGGAATAACTGGCCGTAAAATGTTTGATCAACACCTCAAAAGGAATTTCCAGACCCACGCCGATCTGACGCAGGATGGACATGACAAAGGGATCAAAATTGGCATTGGGGCGGCCAGGGTTTGAATCGTGGACTTTTTCGCCGTTGGCCAGCTCCATGATGAGGCCGTTTCCGAGCTTCAGGTCTTTGTCGCCGGATTTCTGCCCGGTTTCGTCGGCAATGTTGGAATATTCAAAATTGCCCAGACCCTGGCCTGATTCTGATTCTATAAAAACAGTAAAAAAGCCGGATATCACCGCTGCCATGATTTCGGCCTCAGTGTATCGGGCCAATTGTTTAAACAATTCAATGACCGGCGCCAGATCCGGGACACCCCGGCTTTGACCTGGCCGGGTCAAATTGTACAGATGAATGATGTTGCGAAGGCCGGTATGGGCACCAAAGGCCGGAACTTCCTGCCATGTGCCTGCCGTGGCCGTCAAAAACTTTCCCGGATGGGTGTTCAGAATATGATATGCAACGGGAGCGCCGTCACTGTCTCGCTGGATACCGCCGGAAAGCGTGTCTGTGTCAATGGCGTTTGCCTTGTTGCAGATGCGGTCTGCTTCGATGACCTGAAGCCGGAGTTCAAACGGACACCCTGCCACCGCTTTTCTGGGAAGCAGGATAAACACATCTCCGTTTTCCTTTGCCTGCTGGTAGACCAGCCGGGTGAGGCCCATGCCGTTTTGGGTCCGGGTGATATCGCAATCTTTGGATTCCCAGAACAGCCGCCATTCTCTTTCGATCTTGGCTTCCAGGACATCGGCGGCCTCATCAGAGAGATTTACCCCATCCCGGTCGATCCTGGACTGGAGCCGGAGGCCGGTTCCGACAACGTGGGTCACTTTTGTTTTGATGGCACCGCAGGCCAGCGGGTGATTTCTGATCAGATCACGGGAGCGATCCCGGAGAGTTGCCAGATCAGACAGGATATCGGTATCGGCATCACCGCCCTGGGGTTGCCACTCTTTTAAAGAGCGCCGGGATTTGCTGGCCCCGGTATAACTGCCCAGGGCTTCCATGGCAAACCTGGCCCGCAAGCGCTTTGCTGCTGTAACCGGGGAAAAATAACCGATGGTGCGGTCAATGAAATTGTGGGGGGTTTGTTTTGAATTCTGGGATTGTTTCATAATGGGGTGCCTCCCCAGATTCGTATCCCTACCCTGCCTTGTAATGTCGCAACCACTTTGGACCAAGAATCCAGGTTGGCTTTTAAAGCAACAATATCCGGCCTTACCAGTCTACGGGTGCCCATGCTGTATTCCTGTGAAGGGAGAGCCGCAAGATAAGCAGCTTTTGCAGCATCACGAAATTCTATAGCTTCTTCGAGTGTGTACAGTGACATTTACATTTTAAACTCCTAAAATTAAAAACATCATAAGAAAAAAAGCTCAAAATCTAATGCCAGGAGTATAAACCCGGTTTTTTGTCAAAAAGCGGTTTTCTG